GATTGCTCTGCAATATAAATAGGGAATAATAAAAATTGATTAATGTTTATCATATATAACACGATTTATATTTAATGAATATATTAAAATTTTATCACGCGTGTCAGTCTGGTAATATAGATATAGTTAAAGAACTTGTAAATGATGGTATTGATATTCACAGTAAAGATGATGCGGGATTTAGATATGCTTGTAGTTATGGGAATATTAAAGTGGTAGAATATCTTACTTCATTAAATAAATTGCCCAATACCAATATTATTAATATTCACGCTCGTGGTGCAGAGGGTTTTCGAATGGCTTGTTATTATAAACATATAAAAATAATATATCATTTAATTAAATTATCCAAACACCCACCATATAAACCGATTAATATTAATAGTGAAGATGTTAAATATTATAGTAAAGATTTTAAATACATTGCGAGTATTGGTGTTTTAACTGGACAATTAAATAAGTTTCTTTTATAAAAATTGATAATATTATATTATATTTATATAATATAATATTAAATGAATATGTTAAAATCAATCCATCGTATGATTTTTGGTGAGCATAAATTGGAGCAAACCGAAATTGATGATATGTTATATTGTATTAAAACTCATAATTTTGCAAGGCAATATGCTAATTATAATTATGATGATATCGTGATGCTGTTAAAATATATTAAAGATATTGCCCCGGGCAATACTAATACAGATAATACGAAAGATACCATAAATAATATTATCAGTCATATGGAGTATTATACTCAATATATAAGAGATAATAGATTATATTATAACAAGCAAAAAATAGATAATAGTAAATATTATGATTATTTAATTTTTGAATTATATGAATATTTGAGTGATACGAAATTACTGGATTTACTTTGTATAAAAATGGTAAATTGGGATGTTGGTAAAAATCTTAAATATACAAAACATATTTTAAATATTATGGAAATGAGACCATATATAAGAGACCATATTAAGATTGCTCTAAATTGTGTGCCAAATATCAAATATAGAGCGCCTTATCATTATGAGATAAATTATAAGTTTAGCTTTGATGGTTTAACGTGTAATGGTTCACCACGTATAACAATGAGTGATTTTGTTGAATTAATATCTATTAAAAACCCCAATTTGAAATTATCCCCTATTTATTAATGCAATATAAATGAATTGCATTATTCCCTATTTCAGATAATAAGACCCCAAATATAAATAAAAATAATTAGAACTAATTATTTTTATTTAATCTTAAGGCTCTTAATAAGTGGAACCGGGAATAATAAATATAAAAGTTAGTTTATTATTATTTTAATGTACAGAAATTTATTTACACAGGTCCGGCGTATCATCCCAAGAATATCAGAAACTGAATTAATCGCTTTACGAAGTGGTGGGGTATCTGTTGATAGAAATATATTTGAAGGGAGATTACCCATAGTACAAAACATACAACATCCTAGAAGATTACCACAAATTGATTATCGTGAAATTGATAGACTATTAAGAAAATATAAAGCGGAACCAATTTATCCATCCATAAACATAAATAATATAATGGATGATTTAGGTAAGGCTAATTTATTGGGAATGTCTATTGATATGAAATATGGCGGGAGTATGATGCCAATTACAATGCAATCTAAAATATTATCAAGAATTGCATCTTATAATCCATCATTGGCAGTCGCAACAATGGTTCCCAATTCACTTGGACCAGGTGAATTACTCCAACATTACGGGACAGAAGAACAAAAAAATAAATATCTCCCGGGATTAGCAAAAGGTGAATTAATACCGTGCTTTGGTTTAACTGGACCACATAATGGTAGTGATGCAACGGGTATGATAGATATTGGAACAGTAGTAAGAGAAAACGATAAAGTTATGATACGAGTTACATTAAATAAACGTTATATTACATTGGCGCCGATTGCCAATCTTATTGGGATTGCATTTAATTTAAAAGACCCAAATAAATTATTAAAAAATGGCAAAGAAGGAATTACCTTGGCATTGGTTGAGAGAGGACACGATGGTTTAAAACAATCTACCTATCATAATCCAAATAATGCTGGTTTTCCAAATGGGACATTAAAGGGAACTATTATGATTCCTCTTGATACAATTATTGGTGGGGAGGAGAACGCGGGTAATGGATGGATGATGCTTATGGAGTGTTTGTCGGTTGGTCGTGGTGTTAGTCTACCAGCTAGTGCAAATGGTTCATCAAAAATAGCAACTTATGCAACCTTACTTTATATAAAACATAGAACTCAATTCAAAATGAATATTGGGAATATGGAGGCTATCAGAGAGAGATTTGTTAAAATGTTTATGGATACGTGGATTATTAATGCATCAGTTAATCATACTAATATGATTCTAGATAGTGGAGTTAAACCAAGTGTTATTACTGGATTGATGAAATATCAAACAACCGAAAGAAGCAGGAATATATTATTAGCTGGAATGGATATATTTGGTGGGAGTGCAATTTGTACTGGACCTAATAATCTCTTTACTAAATTTTATAATTCAGCACCAATTGGTATTACTGTTGAGGGGTCAAATATTCTCACTCGAAATCTTATCACATTTGGTCAGGGATTAAATAAGAGTCATCCATTTATTTATCCTATTTTTATGTCAATTCAAAATAATAATATAGATGATTTTAAGACCAATTTTAATGATATGATAAAGATGGCGACAATTAATTATATTAAATCTTATGGTTCACCGGGTGCAAATAATAGGTTAAACCTCCTATGTATTCGTTATAGTAATTTATCCAACTTTATTGCCCTGCTTGGCGGGAAAATAAAATCAAATCAAATGATATCCGGGAATATGGCTGATATTTTATCAAATATATATATGTCATATGCATTAATAAATTTAAAACAAGATAAATTTATTTCAGATAAATGTATAGAATATCTATGTAATGAGGCAGAACGTAAAATGAATTATGTAATTGATAATTATCCTAACATTTATATTAAACAATTTATTAAACCATTTAGATATAAGGAACAAGAAATGTCGATAAAAGATATTAATATCATGTATGAATATATTATATCAAATGAAGATGTTATAAATGTATTGAAAGAAGATATTTATACGAAAGATAGCATTGTGGAGAAATTAGAAAAATTAGATAAAATAAAAGACAGAAAATCAAAAGAATACATTGAATTATATAATGATATTATATCGGTTGGGGAGTATGATATTTAAATGTGATTGTCAATAATTTAAAAATAATTATTAATAATAATTATTTTTAATATTTATAGTATTTTTTGCATAAATTTATGCAAGGGATACATTAGTAACGGTTGTCTTAATAGTGCGTCCAAGGCGTTCACTAAGGAATTCCTTGAGTTCATCCTTGGATGGCGCATCTTCTTCGTATTGTTCAGACCACCAGCTAGTAAAGGCACTGTACATTTCACTCATCTTGACAACGTGAGTTGGGTCTTCAGATTCACGAACACGGGCAGTAAAAAAGGTTTCAAAATGGCTTTCTTCTTCGTCCTCCTCAAGTTCAACATCTTCCTCCTCTTCTTGCTCTTCAACTTGTTGTGCAACTGGTTGTGCAACTGGTTGTGCAACTGGTTGTGCAACTGGTTGAGGTGCTGGGACGGATTGTTGTACAGCAGGCGCAACTTTCTTAGGTGGTGATGAGGCAACAGGTACTGAAACAGCTACAGACGAAGAACCATAGAGATAATCAACAAGACTATTCACACCAACATTATTAAGAACTGCCAGACTGCTACGAACTCGTTGTTCGGCAAAGTTTTGTTCACTGTAAAGTTGGAGACGAAGGAGAACACTATTAAGAAGAGTGCGGGGTCCAGTTAGAAATGATACAAGAACTGCATTAAATCCAAGTGTTCCAAGGGTCGATACAACTTCATCGTGCGACCTTCCCATACTAACAAGGAGGTCAAGTGTTTCAAGATTGAAACGAAACTCATTTAGGCTTTGAGACAATGACATTAATTATAATATAATAAATAAATGTTTAAATAAATTTAATCAATTTTCTTTCTTTCAAAAAAATTGAACGCAGGTTAAGATTTATATATAAATCTTAACATTCTCGATTAAAGTTTATTAACTATTCTACGAAATGTTAATAAAAATTGATAATTTAACTCTCTAATAACTTATTTAAAGATATTAATGAGTTGGCACGACATTGAGATTAAATCTGTTGCAGAACTGAAGGATTCATATAAGGCTAAATATGACGAATCAAGCAGAAAATACATAGAATTTAAAAACACTTTTGATATGAAAATTGATAAGATACGTGAAGATATTATGAGAACGATTCAAGAAAAACTCAACGAATATGAGGATATGATTGATTATACAAACTATGATAAGAAGGGATTAATTCAAATACGAGAGGCTGATATACAAAAAAGTATGTTTATGCATACATCGGTTGATTTCCCTATGCAACAAATGTACAAAAATATTTATAGTGATAATTATAATTCATTAATCTATCATATTCTTGAACCAATTTTTACAAAAATTCGAGAACTTAATTATTCGATAAAATATTATGATAATAGTCATCTTTTAATTTGGTGGGATTAATAGGAGTTATTATAATTCCTCAAACTCATCTTCATCTTGTTCTTTCTGTAGTTTTTTTATAATACTTCTAACCCAAGTTTCTTTATCTGATGTATGTCTATTAAAATCACCACATAAATAAATTGGTATTTTTGGATTAGTTTCATTTGTATTAAAATTGCTAATAGTCTTTCTTATTATATTGGTTAATTCATTATTTTGTTTATCTTCTAATGTCATCATACTACCAGATGAAATACCAACAGTTGACATTGTACTAACTGCTAAACCTTCCATTTGACGTCCAGGTGTTGGTGCTAATAAATGGACATTCACTACAATAAAACAATAACGAGATACCTTATGTACAAATTTAAAAGCATTTGAAAATTTATCTTCTTCTCCGCTACCAATATTACGTCTTATCTCGCACATTTCTACATCCCAAACATCAGGATGATAAAAAATACCACTTGTATAATCAATATTTCCAATAAATTTACCCCCAAGAATTCTTTTAATTATATCTGCATGACGACGCTTAGTTAGTTCTTCTTTTGCATCTTCTTTTAGTACCAATTCTTGACATACCATAATGGTATTAATATCTATTAATGGTGTTATTTGTTCCGTTAAATTTAAGATTCTTTCACGGTGTCTATCTTTTGGACATAATCCTTCTAAATTATAAGAAATAATATTAAATTTTAATTTTTCATTTTCAACAATTAAATTTAATCCAATGTGGTCAGAAATAGGTTTACCACCTGCATCAAGTAATTGCAAAGTATGAGTCCCAAGCATTTCTTGATTTGTCGGATGGAATATATTTACAATTCCATCTAATGTATTTCCTCTTGTTGCGAGAGTTTTGGTTATATCTGTTGATGATTTACCGACAATACCAGATGCGAGAGTTCCTACCATACTAGCGGTATAATTATACCAAGATGTAGCAGATGAAGCAACCGCGTGCTGTGCACTCTCATTACACATTCTATCCATAAACTGAGTCGGATATTGACAACAATGTTGTATTACCTTATAATCATTAAAAAGTACCCCACCGCCTTTTTGTGTCAATTTTTTTTTAAACTTAAATATTTAAGTTTATATTTAAGATATTTTGTTTTATTATCCATTATATATAATATAGAATAAAAATTCATATTGACCTTTATTGTTGGAATTTATAGTGGCGTATGATTTTATATATAAAATGTGCGCGTCGTAATAGACAAGTAAATTCGAAGAATATAATTACGACAACCACAAATCATAAGAATTCCTATTAACATTTATGAAACAACCCATATGGGTTGTTTCATAAAAATTGATCGTAGGTTAGAATTTATACATAAATTCTAACATTCTCGATTAACCTTTCTATAAAAATTGATATAAAACACATTCATTTATAATCCTTATATTATAATGTGCGGTATTTGGGCTTTAATTGAAAAAAACAATCAATCTAATGATATTGCAAAATATCTAGCTGATTTTTGGAACCTTAAACATAGGGGTCCAGAAAACAGTTATTTTCAGACATTTAGTCAAACCTATGTTGGATTCCATCGTCTCCCTATTATGGATAACAGTTTTAAATCTAACCAACCCTATCTTATTAATTATTTAGATAGAACAGTTATCTTTTAATTTGGTGGGAATAATAACGTGTAAGATTTTTTTATAATATAATGTAA